CAACTTTTAATGTACCACCATCACTACTAAAACCAGATACAGACGTTAAAGTAATTGCAGTACCTGAGCCACTTGTTCCATTAGCATCATCTAATAAAGCACCATTTAAAGTTGTGCTTGTTATACTTACATTTGACCCACCATAAAGACCTGTACCAAAACCATAACCAGTTACTTGTACTGCATCACCAACTTTAAAATATGGAGATAAAGTAACACTTCCTCCAGCACTAAAACCAGCACCTGATTCTACTTTACCTGCTGTCACAGTAAAACTATCAGAAGTTCTTGTTATTACTTCAAAAGTGTTTTGCGTAAAATCTGCACTTACAAAACCTGTACCAGAACCAGGTAAGGTTACACTTGCAAATAAAAACAAATCACCTACCTCTAAACCATGTGATGCTTTATTTACAGTAACTGTTGCAGAATTATTGGTAGTTGTTAAAGTACATGATGTTATGTTTGTATCTAAAGGTGAGATATCATAAAAGGCACCATCATGGTATAAAAATAAGCCTTTGTTTGTTCCTATGACTATATATCTTTTGCCAAGTAAATCACTCCATATGTGTGTGTCTCTTGCAACACCTACTAAAGTATTTAATGTAGTTTGTTCCCAACCGCCTATTTTTTCTGGATAACCATAACGAAAACGAACATTGTCGCAATCAATCCATTTTCCTTGTGCACCTGTCGGTGTTACTTGTTTGTTTATACCTCCAGCAATACGGATTTCACTAAGCATATCATTATCTTATATAAGCAGTTACTGTAGTATCGGATGTCCACCTATTTAGCCTATTCATAGTTTTTAAAGTACCATCACTATTCATTTCATCTGTATGCAATGCTATAAATTCTGTCATATCTTTAGCATTAGTTATTGCAGTAACAATATCATCAGCATCTTTTTGTATGGCTGCAACATAAGTTTTTACTGCATCTGGTATAGCTTTAGAACTATCATATATATTTCTTTCAACCAACCAACTAAACCTAGATATAAGGTCATGAGCCATTTTATTTGTATTGTTTTTAGCTATAGTTTTTAATCCTGTATTTATTAATTTTTCACCTTCTGGATTAATAATATTTTTACCAGCCTCATCTTTAGCCTCACTATCATCAAGAGGTCTATCTGTTATTGTATATTTTGTTGTAACTTTTTTATTACTTGCATCAAATGTATAAATAGGCTCAGATGTAATTTGAAACCTATTATCACCTTTTGTTCCACTGTCCTCTACTTGATATATACCTATTGCATTTAATTCTGACCAACTCCAAGCACCAAAAATAGTTCTTGGATGTCTTACATCGTCTACTACAATAGAACGAGCAACTTTAATTATTTCTGTTACTTCATTTTTACTGTTTACTAAAGCCCACATTTTATAATCTCCTTTTGTTAAAATCCGTTACTATACTTCGCTGGAACATCTGCCCACGCCATATATAAATATGTTTTACCACTTGCATCTAAATTAGTATTGTTATTTCTATGTTTAAAACCATTACCTAATATTTGTATATCATAGTTTCCAGACCAAGCTGCACCAGTATCAAACCAACCACCAGAAAATGTTGCTTTATTAAATTTTTGATGTGTAGTATTAAAATTTGCCCAACCATAAGTTGTAGAAGCTTCGTTTATTTTTTTACAAACTACTAATTTTGGACGAAAACCTAAATCGATGTATCTGCCATTTTGAGAACCTGAACCAGTATAGGTTCCAAAGGAACTATAGCCAGGAACTGAATGCCAACAATACGATACATAATTAGTGCTTCCTCCACCTATTCCATCTATACCATTAATATAAAAAACACTACTCGTAGGAGCCACTAAATTACCATACCCTGTAAATTCAGTTTGACCAGCAGTAGTATTTAATTGCATTAAGTAATTAGGACCTGTAAAAAAAGAAGATTGAGTCCACCATCCTGCGGTCGTATTTCTTCCTTTGTGTATTACTATTTCAGGAGCAGAATTTAAACCATGTCCAACTGTGGATTGACCATTAGAACTACCGATTCCTGAATAAGTACATATGCTAAACCCAGCTTTAGGATTTGCAGATACAGAAGCTGTTGTATCGCCATCATTATTAGTAACATTTGTTCCTTCATTTGCTCTCCAACAATACGCATTATAAACTGTACCATTAGTGTTGAAATCTGAACCAGAACTAGAAGTCAAAGTAAATCCATTAGAAACATACCCAGTCAAAGCAACATAAGCACCAGTTGATTCTTGGTCTGAACCATCAAGTTTTAAAGATTTTGTTGAACTAGCTGTTCCTCCTCTTACTGTATCAACAACAGTCCAAGAATTACTTGATGAAGGTATTTTAAAAAACAATAGGTCAGGTTTAAAACCAATGTCGACAGTTTGTGAACTATTATTACCTGTCCATTGAGCAACTGTAAATTGTTTTGTTGGGTGATTATCGTCTGTAAGATTAGGGTCTATGTCTGCACTAACACTTTTGTTCCCACTGCAACACGCAAGGAAGCCAGAAGGCACCGAGTAATAAAATTCACCGAAGCCATTTTCATCTGTATTTGTTTGTGCGGTCAAATCTCCAGAAAAAGTACTGTCCTGTCCAAAATTGGCTCTAGCTTCTGCTGTATTTGTACCACCACCACTACCCAACCAAGGATATAATCTACCAGTTGAAGGTATAGTATAAGTAGAACTAAAGCTACCATCATCTAATGCCCAACTAATAGTATGGTTAACTCTATCAACTTTTACTCTTATATTATTAGGAGGACTTCTAAATTGCCCAGGACCAGACCCTGAACTACTGTCACTATTTAAATACACATTATTATTATAATTTTCAAAACCATATGAACCACTACTAGCAACTTGACCACCACCTCTATTACCACTTAAATCAGTTGTATCTTTACATACTCCAATAAAAAGCTGGTCACTTGTACCACCAAAACTTTTTGCTCTTACTTCCCAATAATATTTTTTACCAATTTCTAAATTATAATTACCTATAAAACCTCTATTATTAGTTGTAATAGAGTAACTTGTTCCACCTTCTATTGAGGCTACATCATTATTACCTTGTTTATGACCATTAAATCCTGCAAAATTTGAATTAGCTGCCATACTTAACTCCCATCATTGGTTGGTGTATCGATTACTTGGTGATCGGCATTTATATTAGGTGTTGTAGTTGCACTATTATTGTTACCACTACTATCCAATCCTAAATTACTAGCATCTGCATATTTAAACCAAAGACCTTCTGAACCAAAAGTTGAATTTATATAGCTAGAGTCTGTTGGGTCTCGAGGTACCCACACCCCATTTTTTAAATATCCGTAATTAGCTATGCTATCACCAGTAATACTATGTCTAATAATGGTTTCTGCTACTACTAATTGGCATCCAAGACTGTTACCTTCACTGTGGTTATGAGCACCATAAAACAAGCCATAATAGTGAGAGCCATATGCTTGACCTACACCAAATTCTATATTAGCATTTTGTGAATATACTGAACCTATATTAACATCTGCTAAAACACCATTTCTATACACTTTTACCCTATCAGATTGTGTGGATTGTGTAGTATCAAAAATCATACACAAATGCCACCAATTATTTCTGTCTGTAAATTTTTCTAAACCTCTAACAGAGGATGAACCATCAAATCCAATTACATCTTGGTTGGCAGCACCAGAACCATAAGTAAAAGTTAAATTTGCTCCTTGGTTATTAGCAATATTTGACACAAACATTTGAGTAAAAGTAGCACCATCTATTGGTCCTATCTCATCAGTTACTAATAATTTTTTAAGCCATGTGCTAAAAGTCCATCTAGTGCATGAACTTGTATTAGGGTAAACCTGACCACTCCAACCAAAACCACCACCATTTGTTCCAGTTCTTACTGAAGGACTTCTAGGTATTTTACAACCAAAAGGTATTTGATAATCATAAAATGAACTTGCTCCACTTGAACCTGGATTTTGAAAAAATTCACCTTTTACTGGCATTGGTTATATCCCCTACGCAAAAGCAAGTTGCGGTGCTCCGAGCTGAATACTTGAGGCAGCTTTAACAAAATATGGTATGACATCAACTGAATTAGCAGCAGTGGATATAGTCAAACCAGCACCACCAGCAGTTTCATAATCTGTTCCTAAACTTAACGTACGACTTCCAGTACCATCTTGAACAAACACTATAATACCAGATTGTCCTACTGATTCAGTAGAAGGATTAGCTAATGTAACATTACCTGTTGCCGTTAAAACAAAGTTTTGATAAGTGTCAAAATCTAATGTAACACTACCAGTTTGAGAACCAGCAGTTTGTGTTGATCCTCTTTGTGCTTTTGTATATGTATTGTTTACATCTTTAAAAACTGTATCAGCATTATAAGCTTGAACATCACTACCTATTGCTAAACCTAAAGCAGTTCTTGCATCGGATGCTGATGTTGAACCAGTACCACCTTTTGCTACAGTTACTGTTGGTAAACTTGCTACACCAACTGCACCACCTAAACTATCTAATGATACTTCTACAATATTAGTTCCGTCTGCATATGCAAAATATATTTTTTGTTGGTCTGGAGAAAAGCCAGATCCACTTGCAGTTTTAATAGTTAAGTTTGTTGGGTTGGTTACACCTGTTACATCGAAAATATACATTTTTTCTATGCTATCAGGTACAGTTAAAACAGTGGCTCCTGATAGGGTAACAGTAGCCACTTTTACAACCATATTTCTTGCGTTTGATACTGTACCATCAGTCATTGCAAGTGCGACTGTAGCACCATCCCCGACTGTTACTTGTTCAAATCCACCGATTGCTTGTTGTACTAAATTTAAATTGTTATTTGTTTTTGTTCCCCATGTACCAGCGTTTTCACCAGTAGCCATGAGTTCCAGTTTTAAATCTGCTGAGTATGTTGAAGCCATATTTTATCCTTTTATGCTGCTGTTGTTATTCTTGTCCACGTTACAGGAGTACCTGTATCTATTTCTGACCATGCTATTATTATTACACTTCCAACTGAACTCGTCAATACTACTCCAGTGACATTGTCTACTGTACCTCCACCTGTAACTTCTGTTGGACTTCCCACTGCTGATGTTGCAGCAACTCCTGTTACATCGTATCCTGAGACAGGAACTATAGAACCCACAGAGGATGTTGATGAAACTCCTGTAACATTTACTGTACCAGTCATTTCTAAGACAACAGTACCAATTGAACTTGTAAGAGCAACTCCTGTTGCATCTACTAATGTGATAGGTGCAACAATTGCTGTACCTAATCCTGACGTCATAGCTACACCTGTTACTCCTACTGCTGCATCTCCATCAAAAGTAACTGTACCAAGTGAACCTGTCAAAGATAAACCTGTTGGAGTAATTTCAACACCTTGAGTGGTAGTTACACCACCTACAGCAGAAGTAGTAGATACACCAGTAACAGATACTGTAACTGCAATACTTGTTGTTGCTGTTCCTATTGCAGAAGTTGCGGCTACACCTGTGGGTATGACGGAATATACACCATCCCAAACTCTATTACCCCAAGTTCCTCGACCCCAACCTTCTCCTATTTCTGCGTCAATAGTAACAGAACCAATAGCAGTAGCAGAGGAGACTCCAGTAACAGAAAAAGACACATCGTTTTGATCACCCCATGCACCTTCTCCCCAAGATAAAACACCCCAAGAAGTAGCTGCAACAGTATTTGCAGTCCAACCCATGTTGGAATGATTAGTACAATAATAATATAAAGTGGGTGCAGAATCAGCTACCACAATAGTGGTTTTAGCACCTGCATTGCCTGCATTACCTGTAACTGTTACTCCTGTAGTGTACTCTGAACCACCACTATGCGTACCGTTAGCTGTAGTAGAAAACCTTAAAGGATGTCCACTGTTTGAATTATCTGATTGATCAAATACATAAGTTCCACCTTCAGCAAGATATAATGTTACATCTGCTGTAGCAGTAGAACCATCTATTGCATATTTATTACTAGAACCAACATTATGATACGGATGATTAGAGGGATTACCACCAACAACAGTAATAGTTAATGTTCTAGTAGTCACGGGTGTAAACTCCTATTTTTATGCTATTCTTATAATCGCATTTGACGCATCAGCAGTTGGAAACTGTATTGTAAATGTCCCTG